TAATATTAACATTAATTATTTCTAACGGTTTAATATTATTAATTTTTTTATTAATAGTAGCACTTTTAGTTATGTGGAATAATGAAACACCTACCCCATTAACTAATAAGGGTAAAAAATGAAGTAGGTAAATGGTGAGAAGATTTTTGAAATAACACAATCTTACCATATTGTCAAATAGTGTTGACTGGAGTGCATGTAAATCTAATAAAAATACCGTGTTCGTTGGACTCGGATTTACCTATTTCTCTCATTTTATTCATAGATTCTTCATAACCAAACATCATACAATCATAAGAATTATCAAACTGTTCAGGCCATTGATAGGGCGGCATACAAGTGTTTGCAACCTGTGAACAAATAATTAAACTTAACAAAAATTTCATTGACAATCCTATAATATCACCTATATTAGGTTCTTAAATTATGAAAGGAAACACATGACAGACATGAGTAAATACAAAAATGTTTCGCTAACCAAAGAAACATATAAGATATTAGAGTCTTTGTCGAAGGTATTATTGCCCGATGCAAAGTTGTCTATATCTAAAACAATAGAAGCAATTGCAAACGAAAAAGCTAAAAAGTTAAATGGCAAAATTAAAGGCAAATAGGGTGAAGAAAATTATTTGTCCTACTTGTAAGGGTAATGGTTTTGTTAAAGTCTCATCTTTTGATCACGAAGAAATGGTGCATCAATGTTGGGACTGTGACTCGGAAGGAGAATTTTATGAAACAGTTGAAGTTGATCTTATTGATGATGGTCCTACTGATAACGACAAACTGCACTAAGATTGAGTTTGATAGTTTTGACCCGGTAACGTCAACAGCAAAATGGGTGTTTAAAAATGAACGAAACTGATGCAGCTTACATAGCAGGATTGTTTGACGGAGAAGGATGTGTTCAAGTAAAACAATACGTAGAGAAGAAAAAGAAACACAAGGGACCTGGTTATCGCACAACAAAAGTATGGCGTGTAAATATGGAGATAGCCATGACTGATGAAAGTGTAATCTATTGGGTGCATGATACATTAGGAGTTGGTTCTGTAAGAATCAAACCGAGAAAAGGTTTACGTAAAAATGGCACGAAGTTTTTAACACAGTATGTGTGGCGTGTTACATATAGAGAAGCGTATCAAGTTGCTAAATTACTATGGCCTTTTGCTCAAACAAAATTACATGGTATAGAAAAAATAATAGATCACTACGAACCTGATCATGTTGTTAATGGTAAAGTTGTAGATTTAAAAACTTATAAAGATACAATGAATTTAGAATGATTTTAGAAAAAATTAGATCAACTGTAGAATCATTTAATTTAAATATTTCTGAAGAAGAATTATTAAACTGTTTAAAAAATACTAAACGATGGCCACAAAAATATCCTTGGGGACAGCCCTCTGTTGAAATAATAAATAATATTGGAACTCAAAGTGTTAATTTTTATAAGGCACATGCGTATTCAAACCAGTGTTATTTAGATTTTGATAAGTGGTATAAATACTATGACCTTGGATATACAAGCATTATATCTAACGTGTTTGATTTAAATGATGGTTTACGAGAACTAAACTCTAAGTTATCTGATATAACTGGGATGTTATTAAATGGTAATTTTTATTTTTCTAAACCAGGACAGATAGCTAGTTTTGATGGACACACACATAATTATAATGTTATTGTAAAACAAATTTATGGTGAATCTAAGTGGGTGGTTGGAAATAAAAATATAAATTTAAAGCCACAGAAAGCTTTGATAGTGCCTAAAATGAATACACATAAGGTAGTTACAAAAATAAATAAAAAACTATCACTAACTATTAATATAGACTGAGGAGTTGATTATGAGTAAAAAAGAAAAAGGCAGAAAATGGGATGGAAAGTCAAGAGTTGTTACTGATTTGTATCGACAAAGATGGAAAGATATATTTGGAAAAGATGCAGACTTATTTGACAAAGTGACGGATGATAATGCTGAAGAATTTGTACACAATCAAGATAAAGAAAACGAAGAATACTTAAAAGAATTAAAAAAGAAATTATGACGCTTGCTTTTGGTATAGGTATGTTTTTTTATAATATGTTCTGTGTATTGTTAATTATGCTAGCAATATATTACGTAATAAATAGGTTTAAATGATTAAAGAAATTCTTAACAGAATCGCGTTTAACATTGGGTACGCGTGCGGATACATAAAAACTCGATGCAAACTAATAATGGAGAAATAAAATGACAAATAAAATAACAGAAGTAACACAAATGACAGGGGGTAGTGAAGGTATATCACTATTGATAGATGCTTGGAGAAGTCAAATACAACAAGATCAACAATACAGGGAGTTTACACAAAACTCTATTGAATCGATAAAGAGAGTTCAAAAGAAAAACCCTGAATACAAGGGTATTATAAAATGGGAAGTTGATGAAACTTATTTTAATAAACGTAAAGTTAAAAAATTATGTATTATTGACAACGGTGAGGGGATGACTCCACAAGAAATGCTACTAAACATAAATAGTTTAGGTGGTTCTACTAGAAACAATGAACATTATAACCACGGTTGTGGTGCTAAGATTGCAGGTCTGGCGCATAACAGAGCTGGTATACTTTATAGAAGTTGGAAGAATGGTCAGGGCCATGTTATAAAATTTATGCGTAATGAAATGGGCAGATATGGTGCTGTTAAAATGAATGGTAAAAATTCATTTGAAATTCCTGATGAAATGAAACCATCAATGATAAAAGATCATGGATGTGTTGTAACACTTTTAGGAGATAACGATAAAGAAGATACTACCTTACCTTCTCTTAACTATGGTTTATTAAAAGGGTCTAGAATATCTAAATCTGAATGGCTTACATGTTATCTAAACACTAAATTTTATAATGTACCTAATAATATAAAAATTACGGCATCTAGATTTGATGATAAACAGAATTATCATTATTTAATTAAAGGCCATGAGTATGGTTTAAATCTTGATTTTGATAAAACAGACGAAGTTCAGTTAACCAAAACAAAAGTTAAAATTTTTTATAGAGAAAAAGAAACTATAAAAAAACAAACACAATACATGACTAATGGACAGCTAGGAATTGTTAACCAAGATCAAATAATTAAGCTGGAGTTTGTTGGCGGTGGTGGTTTTAATGTATTACCAGCGTGGGGTTTGCAATGTTTAAAAAAACAAGTGGCATTGATACTGATACCTGAAGGTCATTTTAAACAAAATATTGAACGAACTGATTTGGTTCATGATGGTATGAGAATACAAGAGCAATTAAACCTGTGGAAGACCGAGTTTAAAGAAAAAATGCCAGAGTGGTTAAGAGAAATAGAGGCTAAAAAACAACAAGAACAGCTGGACAAGGACAATGATAATCAAGAAACATTAAAAAGACTTGCACCATTGTTTAAGAAAGAGCGTTTTTTTAACTCTGAAACGGGAGACGTTGACATTGAGAAAAACGATATAAGAAAAGCCTCAAGCAAAACAAAAATAAAAGGTGACGATAATGATAACTCAAATCCTTTTAATGATCCAAAAGATGAGTATGGTGAAATAGAAAATGTTTTTGGTACTAAAGTAGATAGAAGTAAATTTACTGGTAAAAAAATACATTTAATTAATGAGTATCCTGAACTTCTTCGGGTTAAGGATGGACCATCACATTTAATAGGTTCTTTTGTTAAAGACACTTATACTATTGAAATTAATGTAGAATCTAATTTAGTGATGGAATTAGTAGACTATATCTATAAAAAATTTCCTAAGATAATGAAGACTGTTATTATCGATGAAGTTTTTAAAATGATTGGTCTAGGACTCCAGCAACAAGTGGCCCATGTTCATAACAGAACTGATGCTAGTGAAGAAGAGATTGATAATGCATTATCAAGCTTGTCTTTAACAGCATGTGCCGCGAATAAAGATTATGTTGTTCAAAAACTAACCACTAAGCTTAAGGGTAAAGATATTAAAAATAACTTTCCTGTTAATACAAGTGAACATAACTTCCATGTTAAAAATAATCCTAATCGTTTTCCGGTATTTAAATAATGAGAGACGATATAGCATTGATAACGGTAATATGTATTGCGGTATTTTTATTGGGTGTATTATGAAAAAAAATAATAAGTATACCTACATTACTGGCACACGGATCGAGGACCATGGAACACGGATCTATGATGTAAATGGTGCTAGACTTCCAAGCGTTACTACGATATTAGGGCGCACCAAAGATCAACAATTTTTAAAAGATTGGAAGGCCAAAGTTGGAGAACAACAAGCAGAACGAATCAAAAACTTATCTAGTAGTCGGGGGACAGCCATGCATAAATTCTTGGAATGCCATGTACAAGGAGTTGGGTACGATGATCTTACAGAACTCGGACAGACGGCGAAAACCATGGCCCAAAAAGTTATTGATGTGGGTCTTGCGCCAGTGGAAGAGTATTATGGTAGTGAAGTTACGTTATACTATCCTGGGCTTTACGCTGGGTCTACTGACTTGGTATGCAGTCACAATGGTAAAGATACTGTTGTAGATTTTAAACAAGCTAACCGACCTAAAAAGAAAGAATGGATTGAAGATTACTATCTGCAAATTGCAGCATACTGCATGGCCCATGACTATGTTCATGAGTCACATATAGAACAGGGTGTAATTATGGTATGCACTCCTGACTTATATTATCAGGAGTTTGTAATAAATGGGGCAGAATTAAGGCAAGCAAAACATAAGTTTTTAAAACGATTAGACATGTATCATGACCTATTACGTGATGAAAAAAAGGAGGACTTAAATGCAAGATAAACTATATCAAGTGATGGCAGCTAAATACCAGGCTGATATTGATGACGCTAAATTTAAGATTAGCACATTAGTTGACAGGCCTATACTTATACCGGAACATATCGACATCACTGGTGAAGTTGACAAATTGTTACAAAAGATTTCATCTGCTGAAGATAGAATGGCAGCAATGCGTCGACATTATGGCAAAAAAGAGGCAGAATAATTTGTATAAGGGATCTAAAAAGTTTAAAAAGTTTTTTAGTAAAAAAATTTTGAAAAAAAAGTGTACTTTTGTACTTTTGGTCTAGAAGTATTGATTTTATTGACTTTAGGGTGGACACTTTTAGGGACACTTTTTGTTTAGGTGGACAGAAAATAATGTCCACCTATAGCTATTTATAGCCATTTACAGAAAGGCCTTCCGCGAAAGGTTTGGTTTTTGTCTCAGTTGTTTAAAACTTTCTAGATCCCTTATGTAAATATGATAGAAGAGTTTATGTCCAGAAAATCTAGAAGAATAAATAGTTACACTAAACCTAAAACTGTAAAGCAACAAGTCCCGTTTCCATACAAGCGCGTGCGTATCGATTGGATCGATATTATAACTGAAGGTGGTTGGGGTACAGTTAAAGAATTTAACGATATGAAATTAGCTACACCAGTAAGTGAAGGTTGGTTGTTTAGTAAAGATAGTGAAACTGTAAAAATATTTGCTGGTTATGATGTAGAAGCCGATGGCTCTATTCACTTTTCTGAGAGATCGGTTTTTCCAACTTCTTGCGTGAAGAAGATAACGAAGATTCATTAGGTGTTACATCAATTAGCTGCCCGTAATCGTCTAAAATTTGTTTCATTTTTGCTTCTAATTCTTGTTCTGACATATCTTCTAATTTCCCAGTTTTTATTATTTTTCTGTCTAT